GTATCATTCAGTTATGGCAAAGCGCCTCTGATAATGATACAGGGAATGGCAAAACTGAAACAAGCACAACAAAAACTAAAGAAGTCTGGATACTACGACAAGTGGGACATAGACTCGTTTGATCAGTTTTACTAATAAATAAAAACATAGTGGTAATCCTGCCACGCATAACAATAGGAGGACTACGATGAGTCAAGAACAAACATCGCCAGACGCTCAACCAACCACTGGGGTTGCAGAGCCAGTCTCTAACACGAGCCAGGACACAGCGGATAATCAACCCGCGAAAGTTTATACACAGGCAGAACTTGATGCTGTGGCGGCTGAAGTAAGAAGAAAAGCAGAAGCCAAATACACAAAAAAGTTTGAAGGTATAGACGTTGAGAAATACCAAAACTTTTTGGCACAGGAAGAACAACAAAAAATTTCCCAAGCCAAGGAGAAGTCAGAGTTTGAGAAACTGTTGAAGGAGAACGCAGAGAAGTTCAACAACAAGATTTCAACACTAACAACTGAACTGACAAAGGTCAAGGTTGACAATGCTTTGATTGATGCGGCTACGAAGAGCAAAGCCATATCCCCAGATCAAGTCGCGAGACTAGTTAGGGATAATGTAAAGATGTCAGAAGCAGGTGAGGTTGAGGTCATTGATCCTAAAACAGGACAACAAAGATACACTGACAATGGTGATCCAATGAACATCAATGGGTTGGTTTCAGAATTCCTAAACACCAATCCACATTTTGTTCAAGCAGGACAACCAGGAGGTGGATCAAAATCAAACACTGGCACAGAAGGTGTTTCCAAAGTTGATGTTAAGAATCTGGATATGAACAATCCAGAACATAGAAAACAATATGCTGAATGGCGTAAGACCCAAGCAGGATATTAAACATTAAACAAAGGAGATTAGCAAAATGGCTAATGAATCAACTACTACGTCGTTGAATGATCTAATTGCACCCATCGTCCAAGAGGCGATGTTTGTAGCATCAGAAACGGCGATAATGCCAGGACTTGTGAAAAACTTCACGGTTCCAGCAAACGCAGGTAAGGTATTACAAGTGCCTATCTACGGAACACAAACAATCGCGGCAGACACAGCAGAAGCGACTGACCTTGCAAACACAGAGATTTCTACTTCAAAAGCAGACATCACTTTAGTTGAAGCAGGTATAATGACAACATTAACTGATATGGCGAGAAACCATTCAGTGTCAAATGTTGTTGCTGACCTAGGTAAGTTATTTGGTGAAGCGATTGCGAAAAGACACGACAGAGCATTAACAGGTCTGTTCTCATCTTTCTCAACATCAATTGGTGCGGCTCAAGATGAAATAGAAGTTAAGGACTTATTTGAAGCATATGCAACACTTAAAGCAAATGCTGTTCCTGGTCCATACTTTGGTGTGTTCAATCCAAAAGCGATCTACAATGTGAAGAAAACTTTAACTAACACATTCGTAAATCCAAATCCAGCAAATGTTGTTAACCAAGCGATGACTGAAGGTTTCATTGGTAGAATCGCAGGTATTGACATCTTTGAAAGTTCAAATGTTGTTGAAGAGTCAGCGACGAATTCAGTTAATGCAGTATTCTCAAGAGATGCATTAGGTGTTGCGGTTGCTCAAAACATCAACATTGAAACACAAAGAGACGCTTCATTAAGAGCAGAAGAAATTGTTGCATCAACAAGATACGGTGTATCAGTTCTTCACAACTCTTATGGTGTGAAATTACTTGGAGACAACCAAATTAACTAATAGGGTTATCTTGCTCATAATTGGGGCCATTGGCAACATTGGCCCCTTTTTTTACGGCTATGATTGTTTGGTTCAACGGATTATCACAGAGGCAACTGATTGACATACCAAAGCGAGGTTTTGAAATTGGTTGCAATTATATCAGGCGAGTGAGGCCCGTTGACTTCGTGGTGGCATATGATCCTGATGTTATCAACAAGATTGAAAGAGAAGAAGGTGTGGTGTATTACACAAGGCCAGACTACGCGGTACCTGATAAATGGCTTCGCATTGGACAAGATTGCATACAGGGTATGAACAGCGGATGCCTTGCAGTTTTACTGGCAACCAAACTCACACATAAACGCATCTACATCATAGGTTGTGATTGGGGACTAAACCTAAAAACGGTTTTTGATTACGGCAAAGGCGAAACACGCAAATATAACAATCAACAAAAAAAATTTATAAGGCAACTGGCACAAGAACACGATATAGTAGTAGTTAATGATGAGAAAGTAGATGTGCCTGTTGAGATAATATCATCTGCGGAGTTCCGCAATAAATACTGATACACAAGGTAGGACCTTGTAGAAACTAAAAGAAGGACTTTTACAAATGGCACAATTTGCAACAGATACAGACCTTTTGGAGTATGTTCCAGATATCAAAAAATACGGCATACAAGACTGGTCAGCACAGCACGAGAAAACTTACGACGACATAATCAGACTACTGAACATAAAATGGTGGCCTACTACTGGATTTTCAAAATATGACATTTCAGTCCTTGGCGGTAGCGAGAAACTATCACCAAGCAGATTAAATCCAAGCCAATTCACAAGGGCCGCAGTTTATCACTCTCTTGCATATTACATCTATCCTAAACTTTCTACATTTGAACCTGATGGCGATGCTTTCAGGGAACGATTAAGTTTTTACAAGGCAAAGTTTGAAGAGGAATTTGATCTAATATTAAAAGATGGCGTCCATTATGATCTTGATTCATCAGGAACATTTACGGACAGTGAAAAACAAGCATTTTATAGAGGTAGGTTGATTAGATAATGTCAGCAAGAGAAGATATAGCAACAAACATAGTTGAACAATTGGAGAATATGACTGATCCTGCTCCAGGCAAGGTATCAAGAGTGTTCTTTGATGTACAGAAACTAGCAATAACACAATTTCCTGCGATACTGGTTGTGACCAACAACGAGACAAGAACAGATGTCAGTATGAACGCAAGGGAAGGTGTCATATCATATGAATTGAGATGTTATGTCAGAGGCACAGAAGTTGACACCTTAAGGAACGAAATAGTAGAAAGAATTGAAGAAACACTAGAGGTATCTAGAGACAGAGATATCACTATCAGCACTAGCAATATTCACAATGTCAAAACACAGATATCAAACATAGATGTTATTGAGAGGGAACTACCTCTTGGTGAGGTGGTTGTCACTGTGGATGTAAAATATCAATATAAAAAAGGAGTCTTATAATGCCAACAGAAATGTTTAAAGGACAGAATTCAGAGATGGTTGAAGCAAAACAAATGCAACAACGTCTGAATGACGGATGGACCTTCACTCCGTCAAACACTGCCAAAGGACGTAAAGATAAAATCAAAGCGTCTGCGGTTGTCAATAACAAACCAGATCTTGATGGTCCAAAAGATCTAACAACACAGGAGAAATAAGATGGCAACAAATTCAGCATCTTATGATGGACAGGCTGGAGTAGTTAAGTTTGACGTATCAGGCACGCCAACGGCGGTTGCAGAAGTTAGATCTTTTACTATTGACCAGGAAACAGCGACAGTTGAAAAAACTAAAATGGGAGACACTTCAAGAAGTTATCTGCCAAGTTTAGCACAATTCAGCGGTACGATGTCTATATTTCACAGAGACGATGACGCGGCTCACAATGCGATATTTTTATCAGCACAGGGCGGATCAGCGGCTTCAATTGAAGTATATCCATCAGGCGAAACAACAGGTGTCAAATTATCAGGCGAGATATTAATCACAGGTGATTCAATCACGTCTAACTTTGACTCTATGGTAGAGAGAGAAATCTCTTTCCAAGGAAATGGTGCATTAACTAAAACAAATCTATAATGAAGATTAGTATTAGGGTGTCACCCCAAGCACAAAGAGTTATCTCTGGTCTTAAAACGGATTTGGCCAAGCAGGTACGCTCAATATCCAACGACCTCTTCAAAGCATTGAAGAAGTTCACACCAGTTCGTTCTGGTCGTGCTAGGAATGCCTGGCGTAAAAAAGATGGTAGATTTAAATTTACTATCAGGAACAAAGTTCCTTACATAGGCAGACTTGACGATGGATATTCAAACCAATCACCTAAAGGCATAACACGACCAGCCGTTAGGGAGGTTGCTAACAAATATAGGAGAAAAAGATAATGTCAGCAACAGACAAAATAAAAAATCACTACCAGTCAGCGATTGGCGGTGATATGCAAAAAATAAAAGTTGAAGAATGGGATATGGAGATCTATTGTAGAAAAACATACTCATTCAAGGATGAACAACGGATTATCCAACTACAGAGCGAAGGCAAAATAGTTGATAGTCTTGTTGAAAGTCTCATAGTCAAAGCCAGAGACGCAGAAGGAAAAAGAATATTCTCTGATGCGGATAGGATCACTTTGATGAACGAGGCAGACCCTACGGTTGTCACGAGGGTGGTAGGACAGATCAACGGTGCGGGGCCAAGATCCCTTAAACCAGTTGAGTCTGCAAAGGAATCCATTCCAACCCAGAGTTAAGACTCCTTTTGGTGTTGGCGGACAGGCTTAAAAAGAGCCTGCAAGAAGTAATGGAGTTCACTACCGCTGAACTTGAATTGTGGGCAGGTTATCTTCAACTTGAGGCAAATGCAAACAGGAAGCATATGCGTGATATGAAAAGGAAGAAAAGATAATGGCTGATGCAAACATAGTCTTAAAAGCGGACAGTAGGCAGGTCCAACAGGCAACAAGAAACCTTGACTCAATGAGGTCAAGCCTTGGCGGCCTTGGCACGGCGGCAAGATTAGCGGCGGGTGCCTTGGTTGGTATAGGAATTGGCAAGTTTGGAAAGAGTGTTATCAATGTTGGACGACAGGTTGAGAACCTACAGACAAGATTCAAATTCCTTTTTGGATCAGCAGAAGAAGGTGCCAAAGCATTTGATACGTTATCAAAGTTCGCT